TCACTGGTCTGGCAAGGACTACCGGGTGAGCTCGGTCCTCGACTGGGAGGCACAGGCCGTCTACGGCCAAGCCGTAGCGGTCAAGCTGGGAGAGTGATGCCGATCCCTCGCTACATTCCAGACGACTGGCCGACGATGAAGTCGGCGATCTTCGCCTGGGCTCGAGGCGTTGTCGACCGGATCGACCCGTCGATCCGGGTGTACTGGGCCGAGCAGAATGCGCCATCGCCGACGCTGCCTCGCGTCTCCCTCAATCAGTTGACTCCCCCCTTTGGTGGCCGATTCACCGACAAGCGGGTCGAGGGCGTGCTCCTGACAGTCGAGGCAGAGACGGGGGCGACCGTCGTCTTTCCGAATGCCGGGCCCGGGGGCGTTGGCTTCTTCTTCCCGGCCGCGGCGTCGATCGAGGCTCTGCGAGACCAGATCGTCACAACCCTCGAGGCGTCGGCAGACGTGCCGGATCCGGTGCCCTACGGCTTGAGCCACGTCCGATGGCCTGCCCCGGTACCCGACGAGCTCCGAGGCGTCGAGCCGGGAACGAACCTCTCAGCGTGGATGGTTCAGGCCCAATACGCCGAGAGGATCGTCACGTGGTCGGTTGACGTCTACGCTGATCCGAAGATCCAAGACGTCGCCCCCCTTCACTCTGCCCTGAGGGCGAGCCTCGAGGGGGAGCTGGTACGAGAGGCCCTCGAGGTCGCCGGCTGGACGTTCCGCACCGTCGAGGGTGACAGACAGCCCGATCAGATCGCAGGCTCTGTCTGGCAAGGCCGAGCCGGATTCGATGTCCGTATGGCCTGCAAGGAAAGGCTGGTCGAGCTCTTGAGCTGGATCGAAACCGTGGAAGTCGTGGGGCCCGACGAGGCAACCTCGACCGTGATAGGAGATTGATCATGTCTACGCTCGACGATGTCGTCCGCGTCTCGATTCAGATCGCCTCGTCGGCGATCACGCTGCCTGGGTTCGGTCGTCCGCTGATTCTTCCATCTGTCGATCCCCCGTTCTCCGAGCCGTCTCGGCTCTACACGGACCCGGACGACATGCTCGACGACGGGTTCACGATCCTCGACGACGCCTATCTGATGGCGCAGACCCTCGCCCAGCAGAGCCCCAGGCCGGTCGACTGGCTGGTCGGAAGGCGCACGACCGCGTCGGTTCAGGAGCGGACGATCAGGGTTGCCGGCGACGCGTCGGCTCAGCACAAGCGAACGCTCAGGTTCACGGAGCCTGCCACCGACGGCGACTGGACGATCGAGATCGACGGCACGCCCTACACCTACACGGCGTCGAGCGACAACATCACGACGATCCGGAATGAGCTCCTGACGCAGATCGACACGGCTGCGAACGGCATCGCAGCGACCCCGCTTGTCCTGACGAACGAGGGCCTGGTGCTCATCTCCGACGAGCCGTTCGAGATCACAGATCTGTCGGCCCCATCGGGTGGCGCTGCCGACATCACGCTCGTTCAGCATGTCAAGATCGCGGCAGGTGCAACGGGCCTCTGGCGTCTCGATGTCGACGGCAGCAACTGCGACTTCGTCGCAACGACCGCAACTCCTGAGGATATCAGAGACGGTCTCGTAGCATCGATCAACGCGCTGACCGGGACGCACGGAGCAGTGGCAGTCGACGCCGCTGCAACCGATACGCTCTACGTCGACGCCGGCGCTGAGTTCGTCCTCACCTTCGAGGAGGTCGGGCCCGGCGGAACCGGCGAGCTGAACGGGAGCGGGTGGAGCTACGCCGAGGGCGCTACCCTCGCCGGCGACTGGACGATCACGATCGACGGCGTACCCCACACGTTCACGGCGACGGGGGCGAACACGTTGACCGAGATCCGAGACGGTCTGCGAGTCCTGATCGTTGGCGGAGCCCTTCCGGTGACGGCAGCCGACCAGGCCGTCGACACGGATGTCGGTCTGAAGCTCACGGGCACGGCCGGGATCCCGTTCACGGCGACCCTGTCGGACCCGACCGAAGCGTCGAGGATGACCTTCGTCCAGACCTTCGATGTCACAACCGCGGCAGTGGGCCTCTGGCGTCTCGATGTTGGTGGTACGAACTGCGACGAGACTGCCGTAGTCGCCGACGCAGAGGAGATCCGAGACGGTCTCGTCTTCGAGGTCAACGCGCTGACCGGGACGCACGGAGCCACGGCGATCGAGCACTCGACGAACACGTCCCTCGGATTCATCGACTCGACCGCAGAGACGGCCATAGCGCTCGAGCTGACCCCAGGGGCAGGAGCCGGAACGATCAACGACGCCTGGCCGTGGAGCGATTCGGCAGGTGGCCCCGGTGGTAGCCTCGCAGCGATCGAGGACTACAATCCCGACTGGTACTGCCTGCTGATCCCCGAGCGGGACAAGGATACGATCGTCGCCTTCGCCGGCGACATCGAGGCACGCGAGAAGATCTTTCTCGCCCAGAGCTCCGACGCCGCGGTCGTCGCCTCGCCGTATACGCCGGCATCGCCGACCCCTGACGTTGCCAGCCGACTGAAGGATCTGAGCTACTTCCGCACGTCGGTCTGGTTCCACGACGTCGACGCCGAACACAAGGCCGCTGCGATGGCAGGTCGAGCGCTCCCCGAGATACCGTCGTCGATCACGTGGAAGTGGAAGCAGCTGATAGGCGTGGCTCCGACCGTGCTCACGTCGAACCAGCGAGCCAACCTCCTCAGCAAGAGCGCGAATTCCTCGGAGTCCCGCGGTGGTCGCCACTACTCCTTCGAGGGTACGGTCGCGTCGGGTGAGTTCCTGGACATCATCCGAGGGCGAGACAAGCTCAAGAGCAGGATCCAAGAGCGCGTCTTCGAGGCTCAGCTGGCTTCGCCGAAGATCCCATTCACCGATGGTGGCATCGGCCAGATCGAGGGAGCCTCGAGGGCCGCCGTCGAGGAGAGTACGACGGAAGGATTCATCGCGACCGATCCCCCGGTCGAGTGGACCGTCCCGAAGGCTGCCGACATCCCGAGCGGAGACAAGGCGAAGCGCGAGCTCCTCGGGACCAACGCGATCAAGTTCAACGCGAAGGTTCAGGGCGCGATCCACCTCGCCGAGATCAGGGGCACCGTCTCGGCGTAGCGTCGAGCCGACCTGAGGACAGGAGCAAGAGGAGACTCGAACATGACGACGACCTACGATCCGGCGAAAGTCGACATGATCCTAAACGGGGTCAGGTTGACCGGCTTCGCCTCAGGAACCTTCATCTCGATCGAATACAACGCCGACTCGTGGTCGACTCAGGTCGGAGCTGACGGGGAGGCTGTGCGTTCGAAGTCGAACGATCAGAGCGCTCAGGTGACCGTCACGGTGCTGCCCGGTAGCCCGGCGAACGCGATCCTCGGAGGCCTGAAGGCCCTCGACGATGCCGACAACCGAGGAGCCGCTGCCTGCATGATCAAGGACCCGCACTCGAACACGGTGCACCTGTCCGAAGGCATGTACGTCAAGAAGGACCCGAACACGGTCTACGCCGTCGAAGGCCAGGCCAAGGAGTGGACCCTCGAGACTGGCCGACTGAAGGCAGCGCACGGGGCCTCGACCGAAGCGATCTAGGCTCGCCTCCCCTCGCGGTGGGTCAGCGCGGGGGGAACTCACCACTGACCCGATAGGAAGGTGACACGATGCCGATGCGACTTCACGAGATCCAGATCGGAGCTGATCAGTGGAGCGTCAACTCGCTCCCTGCTACCTCTGGCCTGGTCACGTCGGGCAAGCTTGCTTCGCTCGTCGGGCCATCGCTCTCGGCGATGGGAGACGCCTCGACGGGAGAGGGACTCGACATCACGGACAGCCTCGCGGCGAAAGCCGTCGGCGCCCTCTTGGGGCAGATGTCCGATCCGAAGGCTGTGCAGGTGATCAAGGAGCTCCTTCCGGACATCCGGAAAAACGGGAAGCCGATCACCTTCGATCTCGAATTCGCCGAGGACTACGGCGCCCTGATGCGACTCGTCGGTTGGGCGATCAAGTTCAACTTCGCGAGTTTTCTCGACGCTCATCCCGCGCTCCGATCTATCGTCCAGTGGACCGAGCAAAGGATGAGCGACTCAGAGCTCTCGCACCTAACCTCGACTGGCGCATCTGGCGAGTCGTCCTCGCGGGCAAAGCCAGCCTGAAGGAGTTGCAGACCTACTACGACGTCGACGACCTGGCAGACTTCCACGAGGCACTAGACCTCGAGCTCGAGATGGCTCCGAAGCCGCCGAAGCCGGGGAGGTAGGAGGGCCCACCGATGACCATCGTCAGAGAACTGATTACGGTCCTCGGCTACGACGTCGACAAATCAGGCGTGAAGGGTGCGGCGGATGCCTTCGCCAGCCTGAAGGCGAAGGCGATCGCCGTGAAAGCCGCGTGGGACCTCGCCGTCGGAACGCTCCGGACCGTAGTCGTCGAGACTGCGGACGCTGGCGACGCCGCGGCGAAGGCGGGAAAGCGGCTCGGGATCTCGGCTGAGGAGGTCCAAGAGCTAGGCTTCGCTGCCGAGCGCTCTGGCGTTCCGATTCAGGCATTGCAGAACGGGATCCGCTCCCTGCAGCGCAGGGCAGCGGAGGCCGGCGAGGGGAACAAGGCTTTTGCTGAGGGCTTCAAACGCCTGGGGATCTCGGCGAAGCAGGCCGCGCTGACTCCGACGGTCGACCTGCTCGAGCAAGTGGCGACGGCACTGCAAGGCGTGCAGGACGAAGGCGAGCGGACTGCGATCGCGATGAGGGTCGCCGGCGACGGTGGCGCTCAGCTCCTCCCCCTCTTCCTCGAGGGCGCGAAGGGGATCCAAGCGCTCAGGTCGGAGGCTCGGGATCTGGGCTTCGTGATGGACAACGAAGCCGCGGCAGCGTCCGAGGTGATGGCAGATTCCTTCCTGAACCTCGAGCGGGCGACGGAAGGCGTGATCAGACGGGTCGGCGTTCAGCTCTTCCCGATCTTCCGACGAATCACGGACTCGACGACGCGATGGCTCGTCGAGAACCGTCGCTTGATCGACCAAGGGATCAAGGTCCTCGTCGGCATCCTCGAGCGCTCCCTCGATCTGCTCTCCGAGTTCTACCGGCTGATCGTCGAGAACCGTCGAGCCGTTGCGCTCTTCGCCGCGGTCCTTGCGTCGGCTGCCCTGCCTGGCCTATTCGCTTTGACGAAGGCCTTCCTTGCGCTCTTCATCGCCCAGCTGAAGGCCGTCGCGATCCCGGCGCTCATGACAGCCGGATTCATCGCCTTGGCAGCCGCGATCGCCCTCGTGATCGAGGACGTCTATGCCTTCGTTACCGGTTCTGAGTCGCTGATC